TGTTTCAGGTCTTTCTGACATTGCTCCTAGTGATCCTGAACCTGAGTTTGTTGACATCAATGACAAAGGTGAAATTGTTGTTACTCTTCAAGAGAATAACCATATGGTTGTTCTTGATTCCAGTGGTAATGTCATCTCCGATTTCTCTGCTGGCAAGGTAGACCTCTATGATATTGACGACACCAAAGACGGTCATTATATGCCTGTTGGTTCTCGTCAGGGTGTACGTCGTGAACCTGATGCTGTTAAGTGGATTGATAATGATCACTTTGTTACTGCTAACGAAGGTGACTACAAACTGAAACGTCGTGGTGAACACAAACGTGGTGGTTCTAGAGGATTTACTATCTGGAACAAAGATGGCACCGTAGTATATGACTCTGGTAATACCTTTGAGCGTGCTTTGGGTGATGCTGGATATTGGAATGACAAACGTGCTGAAAAGAAGGGTGTAGAACCCGAATCTGTTGAAGTTATGGATAACCTACTATTTGTAGGTGCTGAACGTGTAGATGCAGTTGGTGTTTATGACATCAGTGATCTATCCAACCCAAAACTTTTACAAATCCTACCTACAGGCAAGGCACCAGAAGGTCTGGTTGCTATTCCCGAACGTCGCCTGTTCGTTACTTCCAACGAAAAAGACGCAAATAATTCCCTCTCCATTTTTAAGTTCTAAAATGAAACTATCTGCTATTGCTATGAGTGCTCTTGCACTCGCTGCTCCTTCTGCTGCTATGGCAGGAGAAAGACTTAATGGTGCTGGTGCATCATTCCCTGCTCCAATCTATCAAAAATGGTTTAAGGACTACGCTACTAAGACTGGTAATGAAGTAAACTATCAAGCAGTTGGTAGTGGTGCTGGTGTCCGTCAATACAAAGCAGGCACTACCGACTTCGGTGCGTCTGATAAGGCAGTTTCCGATAAGAAACTTGCTGGCATCTCCCGTCCTATGGTCCAAATCCCTATGACTGGTGGTGCAATTGCTATTGCATACAACAAGCCTGGTTGTGACCTCAAACTCTCTCAGATCGAACTCACCAAAGTCTTCTATGGACGTATTAGTGACTGGTCGGAGTTGGGTTGTGCTGCAGGTCCTATCACTGTCGCTGTTCGCTCTGATGGTTCGGGCACGACCGCTGGTTTCACCAATTCTCTCTCTGCTTTCTCACCATATTGGGCATACAAAGTAGGACGTGGTAAGTCTGTTGATTGGCCTGCTGCTGCTACAGTTGCTGGTAAAGGTAACTCTGGTGTTGCTGGCATCATTAGATCTAAGGAAGGTGCCATTGGTTACTTGAACTATGGTTATGTTGTTGGTGACAAGTTCCAACAAGCTGCTATCCAAAACAAAGCAGGAAACTATGTGAAAGCAAATGGTGAGACCTCTGCTGCTGGTCTTGCACAAATCAAACTAGATGACAAACTGCGTGGAACCGACGCTAACCCCGCTGGTGCAAACGCATTCCCTATCGTCTCTCTGACCTGGATCCTTGCAGAACCTGGTCATAAGACCGATGCAGTCAAACCTGCTCTTCGTTATATGCTGAGTGAAGAAGCACAAGGTATTTCAGATTCTCTGGGTTATGTACCTCTCCCCGAGTCTCTTCGACAGAAGTCCCTTGCAGCAGTCGAATCTCTGTGATATAATACCTTTAGTTACTTGTGAATAATGAAACAATGTAATCCCAAATGGAAAACTTGGTGTATTGCATGTTGCTCTTCCCAGTTGTGGCTGCTCCCAGCAGCCCTTCTGGGAATTCTTATTGTAATTGAGAGCATACATACAGATGCACACCTTAAGATGGAACAAGATGTGCATGGATATTGCCGAAATAATGCGGAGTATCAAGAAAACAAACAATTTACGGATGATGACTGGTGAAAAAGAAAGCAAAAGAATTACTTCATTGGTTCTTCGATGATACAGATCGGGGTGAAGAAAATATATCTACATGCCAAAATCTATATGAATTGGTAGAGAAACTTCAATTTCGACTGGAGGGATTGGAAAATGAGCATATGCTGATGATGAGTCGGTATGCCAAACTTGAATCTGAAATTGAATTGTTAAAACAAGATGGTAAATATCGCATTAGCAAGGATGGTGATATATACTAGTAAAGGATGATTCTTTATTATGTCCGAATTTCCAAAAGACTGGAGATATGCTGACGACAGGATGCAAATGAGAGCAGCAGTATTTCGTGCTCTCAGTCACCATCTAAATGACCATTGCCGTGCAGTATATGAGTTCTGTCATGACTGGGTAAGTCAAGGCAACAACCACACCAACAACATTGAACACCACTTTCAAAAGTATCTAACGGAGACACATCGTGAAAAAGTTTATCAATTGGAAAAATGCCTTGAGATTGAGCCTGGCTGGTATGCTCCTGACAACAACTCCAGCACTGGCAAATGAAGAAGATAAATTAAAGTATGGATACAACACTATGGATTCCATGGGTTGTATGATCCTACGAGAATGTACTGATGGAGTCGAAGAAGTCACTAGTCTTTTGGATATTTCTAGTAAGTATGATGATCCTACTCGTTTTACTCCCATTGCTAACGAGTTCAACCGAATGCTCACTTCTCTTAGGCAGGTCGGAGTTAAGGTGTTTCTAGCACCACCAAAGTATTTTCCGATTGGGCATCGTGGTGTTTATCATACTGTGAGCAACACCTTCTTTTTGAATAAAAGACATATGGGATATCCTGGCACATTGATGTCAGTGATGCGTCATGAAGGATGGCACGCTGCACAAGATTGTATGGCAGGAACTATTGATAATAGTATGATTGCTATCATTATGCCTGAGGAGGATGTTCCTCAGATTTGGCAGGAGATGGTTAGACGTACATATCCACCAGCAGCACAACCCTGGGAAAAGGAAGCAACCTGGGCAGGTAAGACTGAAGGTATGACTGAGAAGGCACTTGCTTCTTGTGCTGCAGGAACGATGTGGACTGATTATGAACCCACACCATTGACCCGTGAATGGTTGGTAGAGAATAATTATCTCAATCACATTGAACATTCATATGAATACCATATTGAGTTTCATTATCCCAAACGTGGAGTACAAAAACATAGTCATTTTCATTGGCATCCAATGAGTGATCTAATCCATAAGCACAAGCATAAGCACGGTAAGGGTCATTGGCACCACGGAATTGGTGGAAGGCATGAGAAGTATACCTTTGAAAGGCACGGTCATCATTGATTTGTCAGGGATAGCAACCCCTTAAAAAGTTCTGTTTAACCTAACGGAGAAACAGATGGCAAACTCACCAGTCGATAAAAGCAATGCATTTATTGAATCTGGAATGACTTTAATCACTGATCCTGCATCTGATAAGTATCTTAAAAAAATAAATAACAATGCCTCGCATCTTTCTAATGGAATCAAGTCCAAAGAAGAAAGAGGACACCAAACCTAAATTTGACTGGGCAGACGAAGGTCTGTCAGCATTGGTGCGTGTTGTTATTCTATCGTGGTCAGCAGCAATTCTTACACTAAATTATGTAACTATTCCTGGTGTTCCTCAAAAGAATATCGATCCGACTTTCATCGCCAGCGTCTTTACTGGGACTTTAGCGACGTTCGGGGTTGTTCCTGCCAAAAAGGATAAAAAAGAAGACAATGAAAAGAAACTAGATACAAAGGAAAAAGTAGAAAACTAATTGTCTTACAGAGAACCACACCTTCAAAAAAAGTCAGACGAATGTGCTGAACTTTGGAGGGAGTGGTTTTCTTTTTTTGAAGACCCAGAGAAAAAACATTCTTCAGAAACTAAAGAACGTAGGAAAAAATGGTGTAATTGTGTTACAGAATTTGGTGAAATGGTAAGTCAGGAAGTCAAAACAAATCCTCGTTACAAAAATATCAATCTTAGATAGATAGTGTAGTCGAGTAAACTAATATGAAGTTCTTTTTTGCACTCCTCGCAACACTTTTTCTTGCTGCACCTGCTTGGGCTGTAGACGTTCAGATGGGATCCAATGGTAATCTTGTTTTTGATCCTGCGGAAGTTACTATCAGTGCTGGTGAATCGGTGCATTTTGTTAATAATATGCTGCCTCCTCATAACGTTGTCGTTGAGGATCATCCAGAACTAAGTCACGAAGCCCTGGCAATGTTACCAGGTGAAGACTTTGAAGTTGCATTCCCAGAAGCAGGTGACTACACTTACTGGTGCGGTCCTCATAAGGGTGCTGGTATGATCGGAACTGTTCATGTCGAGTGAGCATCATGGGGAACCAAATGGTGAAAGTGAAATACCTATGTGGGTTTACTTAACTGCCGTAGGGTTATTCACTTTTACCATCCTTTGTTTTGGTGTAATGTTAGCAGGGATGGTTTTCGTATGAAAAAATTCAATGAAGTTACACTTAATATCACAGTAGCAATTCTAGACTTCCTGTATCAAGGAAGAGACTATCCACGTTTCTGGGTGCTTGAGGAAATTGCTCGGGCACCCTATTTTGCGTTTTTGAGTGTCTTACATTTCAGAGAAAGCATGGGACTTCGTGGTCCTGAGCATCTATATTTGATGAAAGAACACTTCGATCAATCGATCAATGAAACAGAACATCTGGAATATATGGAAAGCAGGGGCGGTAATACTTATTTTATCGATCGCCTTGTTGCCAAACACCTCGTCCTTATCTATTATTGGATCAATGTGGTTTATTACTGGGTGGCTCCTAAGTCTGCATACCATTTGTCGTATGAAGTAGAAATTCATGCAGCAACTACATATGCTAAGTATCTTGCAATGAATGGTCCAGATGAAAAGATCCTTGAGATCTTGAACGATGAACTAAAACATGCTCATGAATTAGAAAAAGCAATAGAGGTGATAAAATGACAACATTTTTCATAATTCTTTTCATTTCATTGCTTGTCGGTGGAATGCAATTAACATGGCCAGGTAGATACCGAGGTTAACATGAAAAAGAAAACCGAGGAAGAAAGAAAAAAGGAAGTAGAACGGATCGCAAAACACATGCACCCGCATGATGACGAACCTGATCCAACTGCACATATGGGAAACTATAACTTTCCTCAAATGCTTTTTGCTTTCTGCATCGGTTTTACAACCATGTTTGTTTTATTTGTTGATGAATTAAATGATTTTAAGGGATGTCCACTCCCAGAGTATTTTCAAAACGAGGTTAAAGGATGAAAGTAGGTTTAATTGGTCTAGGTCGAATGGGCGAGGGTATGTCTCGTCGTATGCTAAAAGCAGGAATTGAAGTCCATGGATATCGCAACAACTATAAAAAGGCTGAAGAACAATTTGAGAAGGGTTATATCAGTGGATGTACCACTTCTCTGGAAAACCTTGTTCAAGTAGTTCATCAAGGATCAGAGATGACTGGTAAAGTGCCAGGCATTTTTATGATGGTCGTGCCCGCAGAAACCGTAGAGGAAACGTTAAATGAGCTACTACAATTTTGTGTGGAAGGCGATATTATTATTGATCATGGCAATTCCAATTTTAAAGACTCTCGCAAGAGGGCAGAAAGGTTGTCTAAATTGGGCATCCAATATCTTGACTGTGGCACTAGTGGTGGTGTTTACGGTCTGGAGCGTGGATATTGTCTTATGGTTGGTGGTGCAAATACTGCAGTATCCGTCTGCCGTCCTATCTTTGACGCACTCGCACCAGGTATTGATGCTGCCCCAAGAACTGCCGACAGAAACGGATACACTCTCTACCCTGAAGAGTACGGTTGGATGCATTGTGGACCAGCTGGAGCAGGTCACTTTGTAAAAATGGTTCATAATGGAATCGAATATGGAATCATGCAAGCATACGCAGAAGGATTTAATATCCTGCATGAAGCAAATGCTGGGGCAGCATACGTTGCTGCAGGTGATGCTGAAGTTGCTCCAATGGATTGTCCAGCAGATTATTGTTATGACATTGACGTTTCTAAAGTGGCTGAGTTATGGCGTCGTGGTTCTGTGGTTGGTTCTTGGTTACTCGATCTTACCGCTGATGTTCTACGGCACGATAGAGAGCTTAGCAAATTCGAT